TCTCCTATCCTATCTTTTTAGCTTCTATCGCAAATCTACCTTCTGGTCGACCTGAATACGACATTCCTACCGTATGTGCACCTTGTGTTGCTCCTCCGCAAATACATTCTTCGGTTGGTACAAAATACATTGTTTGTATACCTGGAACGTAAAATATTAGGCCTTGTCCATCACCAGTTGCAATTGCTAATTCTCTCATCTCTTTATCTAATTCTTCTTGTATTTTCATTAATGCATCATATTCATTTTCAACTCCACCATATTCTTCATTTAAAGCATCAATAACACTCATCTTACCAGATTTTATAGGTTCTGTTAATGCTGGTTGTACTTTTGAAAAATTAAATTCTTTTGTATCTAATCCTACCTTTGAACTCATTACATTAGCTAATTTTGAATTAGCAAAAGTAGTCATACCTAATCTTATGAATCCATTTCTATTTTTTAATTCTTTAACGTGCCATCCTTTACCATTTATATCAACATCATGAGTAGCATTTGCACCGCCTAATTCTCCTCGATCGAATAACATAGGTATTAAAAATTCACCTCTTCCCATCTCTGTTCCTTTCGATCCACCTCTCACAGTACCTATATCAGCTAAGCCTTGAAAATCTTCTGGTACAGAATATCCTGATTCTCCAATTGGTGCTTTTTTCATACTAAACAA